CCTTTCTTCGTGAGTGGCATAATCATCACCTCTTCTTCGCTCTCTTTTCTGCAATGTCAGGATGGTATGTATTTAGCCATGTATTGTAGTCCATATACTCAATAATCCCCTGCTCTTTTGTTCTTCGCAATTCTGGCTTATACCCGGAAGGGGAAAACATTAGCACACACCGGCAATTGCAACGCTCTTCAGGTGGCAATCCCTCCCAACCAGGATAGGGGGCACGATAAGTACCAGGCCCATCAAAAAAGCCATCTTCACGCTTTATCTTTCCATCCATTGCAGCATGAGTTTCACGAGTTTTCAAATCAAGCACTGCAGACCATACAATACTTCCTTCAACACCCATCTGCATTGCTTTCAAATAAGCATCATCTGCACCATGATTCAATGCTGCCATTCCTTCTGTACGAATTATCTTCAATGCACTATTGTAAGAAATATCAACAGCATGTTTCAAATCATTCGACATTGACTCAAATGATTTTCCTAGCTGAAGCCCATTCAATAATGCTTGCCGAAGTTTCAATTGTGCTTCTACTGGATAATTCTTCAATGCTTCCGCATAAAACTTATTTGCTTTATTTGCAATAGAAAACAACTCAAGAAGTACTTCTTTACTTACAATTGAAATACCAATATGTGCACCTATAGAATTATCAACTATCCAGTGAGCAAGATTGAATGATTCTGCATATTGTTCTGGAAGAAATTCTTTTATAGTCTTAATGTTTTCCTTCACTGCTGGAAGTAACCTATCAAGCATCTGCTTTTCCATAACTGAGTAACGGTTATACTTCTCAACATCAGCAAGTGATAGCTTCCCATTCACTGCAAACTTATCATAAATAAGCTGCATCTCACCACGCATCTCATTCAATGCTTCGAGGAGTGCTTGTTGCACTTGTTGTTCATACTGTCGTTCTTTCTTCATCAATTCTTGAAAAGAGAACAACAGCATTGTAGAAAGTTTTGTCATATTACAGCTTCAACCACGGCTTCTTGTACTCAATTCCATCAAAATATGCTTGATATTCAGTAGTATCTACACCTCTTCGCTTGAGTTCATTGATATGAATATCAACCATCTCAGGGAAAAGCGGTGGGTCTTGTATCTTCAACTCTTCAATAGATGCCTTAATATCATCAACTGACATAAATGAAAGAGTTGTAGCTCTGCTATCTACTGCACGTTCAATACCAACTTTGTTTCGAGTTACATATTCTTCATATGCTTTCTGTTTTGCCGCAAGAACTTCCTCATCAGATAGTTTCACTTCAACAGTAACTTCTGGTTCCTTTTGAACTTCTTCAACAGGCTGCACAATAGCATCTTCCGAAACTACATCCGTTTCCTCAACAACTTCTGGTTCAACCACAATATCATCTGTTTCCTTTGCTTTCTTTGCCATAGCTATTCTCCTTTATTCCAATGGTAAATGATGTTCTTGATATTGAGAAAGAATAAATTGCTCAATATCTTCCAATATTTTCACTGTTTCATCCTGCATATTTGTTTCATACTTTAGTATATTATGTATGTGCTCCCGTATTTCAAGTAATGCAAGATAATAACCTGTTGCATGAGCATATAATTGAATATCATCTTCATCATATGCAACAAATGTTGCTGTTGGTTGATTGATAAATATTTGGCTTTGTGATTCGTTTAACTCATCATCTTCTTTATTCAATTAGTGTTCCTCCATTTGATAAGGATTCATCCACAACTTGCTGGTTTTCATCAATGGGTGGATTCTGTGCAAATGATTTTGACAATTCATTTACTAACTGATTCTGCTCCACAGTTGGCATCATTCGCATTGCATCTTCATCTTGCCGTGCCAATTCTTCTTCAACATCAGGAATAACATCATCAGGCATAATATCAGCAATCACATACCTACTGAATCCAGCCGCTTTCATCATGCTTGCAGTATTTGCAAACTCCTGCAGGTTCAATGGAGAATTACGCTTATGGCTGATNTTGATAGCACTATAATCACCATAAGCTCTTCCAAGTTTCTTGTAGATGATGGAAATAAGCCTAATCCTCTCATACAATCCAACATCAAAATCAGCTTCAGCATCAGAACAGACATTCTCAAAATCAAAGAGTAGTCGCTGTATGGCAATGCCTGATGCTCCTGTAAACTTCTCACCAGCAAAATCAGGAACGTGTGATTGTGTATGAATCTGTTTCTGTACAAACTGTGTCATAAACTGAATGAACCCAAATGGAATGTCTTTCATCAAGAACTTCACATCAGAATCTTTATCTTGAAGTTCAAAGACTCGATATCGTTTCAGTTTTGCAAGTGCTTGTGAAAATGCTCCTGGTTCCTTTCGTTTCAGTGGGTCAACCAAACTCATTTTCTTCAGTATAAGATATGCATTTGCGAACCTATCAAATTCATTCATACTATCTGAAAGCAGAATATCATAGCAGTCAATGAGGGGCATTACAGGTTCAATCAAGCCCATCATCTCATCACCAAAGTAATATGCAACAACTGGCACTTCACCAAAGAAGTTTGGAGCACTCTTTACAAACTTCAAGTTCCAATTACCACCACTATCTAGTTCACGAGTATAAATTTCAATAGTATCAGCATAGTACACTTCAACAATATCCTGATTATCAGAGACATGGTAATATCTGATGGCAACAACTTTCTTTGGTTCAGAGCTATAGTCATAGAGCAGTATCATCTGTCGTGGGTCAATTGTTATAAACTTCACTTCTGCATTCACGTTCAATGTTTTTGCATCCATTACTCCATCAATGTAGAGAAGTTCATAGCTCACACCAAAAATACCTGTATTTCTTCCCGCCCTGCTTGTCTTGATATGCTCATTGTTAATTCTGAAATTCTTCATCAACTCAACAAAAAACTGTTTATTATCCAACTTTTCAGTAAAACTTAATTGTTCACTTACTGGTATCTTGTTTTCAAGGTTTCCATCAACAGTATAGTCTTCTACATCTATTGGCTTATAGGTGATGTACTTTGGCCGATAGGCATATCCAGTAAAGGTAGTAATAATCTTTCTTCCATAAGGAATTGGAATCTTGTTATCAGGCATATTCTTATTGCTTGCAGTATCATCAAAAGAATCTTCACTCTTTGAGGAAGAAACACTTGGTGCTTTTCTGCCAAGAATTGTTTCATTTTTTCCTTGATAATACTGCCACAATGTATTAAATCTAGGAACCTCGGTATGTTCATATTGTGTAATATAACTCAGAATATCTTCTGGCAACAGCCTTGTTTTGTTCGTTTTCCAAATACCCATAGTATAGCTCCTTATTATAGTATATGCTTTCTCTACAGCCCAAGATAGCCCATTATGTCAAATCCATAATCAACAACACTACTTCCATAAGCATTCTGATGCCAATATGGCTCCGTACCAAACCGAACACAATTATGCACAATATACCCATTATTTATGGCAAAACAATGTGTATTTTCTACTTCCATATTATAAACGTCTTCAATCCCTTTAACCTTAATTGACCTTATTTTTACTTTCTTTATATTTTGGGTCATTTATAGTCCTCCATCGTAAAACATAACCACAGGAACGAGAACAAGTTTGTATATTATCATATTTATTTGTAGTAAATTCCTTTCCACAAACAGGGCAAATTTTAACCACGTTGTAAATTCCAGAACGCCTTTTCCATAAATTTTTACACCTAGAACAGCAAAACCTATTCTTTCCATATGGCATAACACTATATTCCTTCCCACAATAATCACAATTTCTCGTAATTGGTTTAACGTTTTTCATACCTAAAAGTATGCGTTGATGAAAAATTTCTTTCTCCTTTTCATCTGTAGGCCAAACATGGTCTGGCCTTACCCTATTCAAAAGCTCTAATTGTTTCTTGTAATGCTCATCATCAGCAAAATACAAAATTGAGTGCATACTAGCATGTTCTTTTTTGTCTATCAATTCAAGATTATCAATATCATTATTATCCTTATTAAAATCTTTATGATGAACAGCAAAACCTATAGGTTGCTTGCCATTATACTTTTCATACACATACTGATGTAACCAGTTTTTTCTTCCCTTTTTTCTTGTTGTTGATTGATAATATCCATTTTTTTGTTTTACCCAAACAATGCCATCATACAAAATTTCAATTCTTTCCAATTTGTATCACCTCATCATCTTCTTTAAGGTTCTTGACAAGAACCCAACCCCTTGATGTTAGAATGGGGTGGTCTTCTGTTGCTTCAATTACTCCACCATCTTCCATCTCAATAGTATATACTATTGCAGAATGTTTTGTTAATGATACAGAACTAAACTTTTCAAAACAAGTATGCTCACCATCAAAACTATATACTTCCCCAGTTTTACCCACCAAATCCTTTATCTTAAAATCACCATCTTTTGTATTAACCAAAGTATTTCCTGTTAAACACGAAATCGTATCGTCATTTACTTCAACAAATTCTTCAGTTGGATTTCCATTTCTATCTTCTTTCCTCTTGAATGTCTGCATTTCCCGTGCAAGGTTTGGGCAATTTGTCCTATGAATGTGAATTAAAGGAACTGAACAAAGAAAGTTTATGCCATAACCCAATGACCCAGGGCCTTTCACTGCTGGTTCAACATGATACCCAGCTTCCTGCCATTCCTTTATTCTATCAGGTTCAGCACTATCAGCAATAATTCTGAAGTAGTAAGCTCTATCTCCCCAGTAATCTTTTGCTGCCTGGATAAATTCAGTGTTTGTCCAGCCTTTGCCATACAACTCATCAAACACATACATCTCACCATCTCTGAACCCACCACGTTCTATTGCTGATGCATGGGCAAACCCAAAGTCCATGCCAGTAAACACATTCTCAAGGTCATCTTCTCGATAATCAAAGTCCTCTATCACAAAGTTTGTGAATACCCTATTGCCATACACACCCCATTCACCTTCTACATAGACCATTTTGTAGTAAGGGTCAGTAATGGCTTCAAGTTTTGCTATTGTTTCCTTATCAAGAAACTTGTTATCACGATAGGTACTCCTATGTGTCAGCACTGTATCATCTTGCTTATCAAAAAACCGCTTTTTTACCCAATGTTCAATCCAAATTGGGTTCATCGTCAGTGTTTCTTGCTTTACAAAATCAGTTTCACCACGCAATCGCAAATGAAGCTGGTTATAGTCATCTTCTGTTGCCTGNTCAGCTTCTTCCAGCCAAAAATCAGTNGCATTATAGATACTTTTCAGCTTGTTTACATCATCAAGCCCCACCCCAATTGCATCATTGCCATTCAATGTACATTTTATGATAGTTTCTGTATCATTATAAACAAACAAATTATCAAGTCCAAACGATTTTATCACACCTTTCAATAGGTCATAACAGCTATGCCGAACATCCTTCT